TAAAGACTTACTCTTAAATAAATGAGCTTCATCTCCTATAATTACATTATAATTTTCAAAAAATGAACGCTCTAATTTATATACAGATTGCCACGTTGTAATTGTGACTGAATGTTCATTAGTTTTTTCTCTACCTGAATATATACGGTGGCAATATGAATCAGCATCCCAACCATAGTCTTCAAAGTCCTTGTACATCTGCTCTACTAAAGATGTCGTTGGAACAACTAAAAGAATTTTTTGCCCTTTATCTACATAATATCTCACGATTGAGTAAATCATCAGAGATTTACCTGAGGCAGTTGGTGATATCAATAATTTTCTGTTATGTCGTAAAGCATCGTGTACTCCCTCTATTTGATAATCTCTCGGCGAATGCGAACAAATAGAAGACATATAATCCTTTACACCCTCGTAAGAAATTTCTTCATTTACTTCAAAGGGTAATCCATAGAATTTGTTTTCTTTAAATTCGTAAGTATAATTATGCAATTTTAATTTGTCTATAACTTTATCTATCAACCCAGCATAAATTTCCCCAGTATGAGTACTTAGAAGTCGAATCTTTCCATCCCAGTGTTTGCTTCTATACTGGGACATAAATTTTGCAGATTCAACCTCAAATGTAAAATATGGTTGTAGTTCGTATAAAATATGTGATTCACAATGAAGTTTAATATAAACTTCATTTTTCTTTTCAATAATTACATCATTCATAGCATTACGACTGCTATGAATATTTATTTACCCAAGTCCAGCATTAAAACGCATAAATTCTATTGAGTTTTTAATTTGAAAAGTTCTATTTTGTATCATTTTTAAAATACTTTCCAAATATACTAACATAGTATCGTAATAATCTATCTTTAAACATACTGAAGAAAGTTTTTCGTCAGCATCAAGATATTTTTGCATAGTATCTTTATCCCTAATTTTTTTAGGAAATGGGTCAGTCACATAAACATCTGGATCTGCCTTTCCTGAATAATATTCATATCTTTCGTGACGAATGTTTCTTTTCTGCTGTTCTGCTTTTTTTCTCAATAAAAATATTGTATTATATAATTCAAAGTATTTTGCGTGAAGAATTGGGATGTTTGTCGATTCTGTATGAAGATTATCTATATCAATCTTCGAATCTTGTTCCCACATTTTTTGAATCATATCAAGATCTAAACTCATAAAGGTTTCCCACCAAGATCTACTATATTGTATATACTATACTTGAAACTAACATCTGCTGTAAAGTATCTTACATCTGTATCTGTAGCATCAAAAGTTAATGTTCCTAAAGAATAAGGAAAAAGATCTTTAAAAATAATCTGAAAATTTGGTATTGAAGAACTTGTCAAAATTTGCAATGTTCCGTCTGAATATAATCCTATTTGTTCTTGGGCGTCCCGTGGAGGATTTATACTACCAGTTGTACGGAAGTCATATATTTGACTCAAACTTTCTGGATAACCAAGACCTCTTATCCAGTTTTGGATTTCCATGTAATTTTCCAAATTTTCATCAACTAAAAATCTTAAACTTAAATCGCCAAAAATTATTTTATCTCCAGGAATGTCAAGATCTTTCAAATAAGTAGGTTGATTTGCAACCCCTAGTGTTAAATCTGGTATGTTTGCTGAGTTGCAAAAAAATGCAACTTTTGGTGTTCTTTTTAATGTAAATTTAAATCCTGTTGGAGATAAGAAATTTCTATTTTCAGGTTGTCCTGCTACCATGATCTTTTTTGACTATTTAGATAAAAAAAGAGACCCTTTCGGGTCTCTTAAAATCAATGTGAATGATTGCTCACATTAAGTTCTTCACAGCAACTCTACGATAGTAGCGGTTAGCATTAACTTGAAGTCTTCCAAGACCTTGATCAGTTCCCTCAGCAAATGGGTTTGCAACCATTCCATAACGGGTCTTAAATCCAATTTTGGGTTGGAAGCTGTTCTCACCAACGGCACGAACCATTTGGAGAGGAACATAAGGACAATAGAAGAGTCCAGCGTCATAAGGTGAAGAACCCTTATAACCAACAACGTAATACTGGTTACCGGGAGTTCCGTTAGAGGAAGTCAGGTTAGCAGCATAAGGATCGATATAAACACGATACTTACCTTGCAGAACACCAGCAAAGGTGTTGCCGGTATCATCAACGTTAAGGTTAGCGTTGAGTGCTGGGGTGTAATCAAGAACACCAGCCATTGTCAGAGCGGAAGCAACGTCTGCGGAGCAAACGATAATGTTGCCCTTTCCACGACGAGTTCTCTGAGCGATAGCATTAGCATCACGCTCAATCTGGAATAGAAGACCCTTGAACTTCTCAACAGACCAACGACCATTGGAGTCGATGTCTAGGTCAAAGATACCAGGAGTTGCAACGTTCTGAACAGCACCTTGCTCAGCAACCTTGTAGATGGTTCTGATAACTTCGCGGTTGATTTCAGCAAGAATCTCAGTTGAGAGAATGTTTGCTAATTCCGCTTCAGCGTTCAGACCGTGGATTGCCTTAAGGTCTTGAGCAAGCTCAAGTGAGTACTCAGCCTTCAGGGCGCGTGACTTTGCAGTAACAGTGACTTTCTCAATTGAGAATGCCATCTGGTTGAAGTGATCACCATTTACACCATCGCCAAGTGCTTCTGCATCTGCAGTTAACATACCGGTACCGGTATTATATGCAGTCTGGTCTCCTGCTCCACCAACTGGGTTCAGAACTGATGGATTAGAACCTGATTGCGAAGTAGTACCAATACCAGCAGCAGTGCTACCAAAACCAACATTATCAAATGCTGAGTTTTGTCCGGAGAATGCGCTGTTTGCTTCATTGTAGAATGCTTCAGTTCCACTTTGGTTAGCGTAACGTGAGCGCATTGCAAAAATAAGTCCAGTAGGACCGCTCATTGGCTGAACGCCTGCAATGTCATAGGCGATCAGATTAGGCATTGAACGTCTGATTAAAGAAATCAGTACGGGGTCGAAACCTGCGGTAGGTCCAGCAACAGATGCTGATCCAGTGAATCCACCATTACCTACTGCATTAGTTGGAGCTTCCATAAGGTTGGAAAGATTTCCAACTTGGAATGCGCTTTCCTCTCTGAGGAATCTTTCTTGGTTTTCTAGCAGAACAGCGGTTACCGATCTACGATGCGAATCTTTGATTTGATCAAGACCCTCATAGTTGAGAAGAGGTGCCCACTTTTCCTGCAGATGCTCTGATTGAAACATTTGCTTTTACCTTTTACTTAGTGTTTTGTTTTTTGTTTGAATTATATTAAATTCAATTATTTGCCGAATGCTGAAAGAGTCTTCAAGTAAGCAGCCATTGAATCCGAATAAGTTTCGGGAGTGGCATCTAGACCCTCAGACAAAGTTTCAGTTCTTGCAGATGGAGAAACTACTCTTGAAGGAAAATATGATTCCTTTAAAGTCTCCAGTTTTTCACGATATTCTTCTTCACTTTCAAACTCAACACTTTCGGCAAGTGAAGCGAGCTTGTCTTTCTGAGTGTCTGCAAGACCATCAGAGACCTGTTCAAAAATTCCATCGGCAACCGACTCTGCGAGACGCTTGTTTAGGGAAACATTCTTATCAATTTGCTCGTTGAGTTTTGTCTCCATTTCATCAAGTTTTTCTACCATGCTCTCAAGCACATCATATTTATCTTCAGGGATTGATACATAATGTTCTTCAAAAAGACCCTTCATTCCTTGAAGGAATGATTCGGTCATTTCGGTCTTAAGACCTTGTTCGATAACTAGTGCATTTTCTTGAATCCATTCATCAGCAACATATTCAAGATATGCATCTACACGCTCAGAAAGAATAGATTTAATTTCTTCTACTTCTTCCGCAAGAGCAATAGAATACTGCTCCTCAAGGGATTCTTTAATATCATATACCTTAGAACGAAGAGCAGCTTCAAAAATAGTGCGTGCTTTTTCTTGGAACTCTTCGGAAAGATCTTCACCTTCTAGAAGAGCATTAACATCTTCTTCAATATCAAAGTTTTCTTTGACTTCATCATCTTCATCATCTTCATCTTCATCGTCTTTATCTTCGTCATCTCCACCTTTCTTTTCTTTTTTCTTAGGTGATTCTTCTTCAGATTCTTCAATTACTTCTTCATCTTCAAGATATTCATCTTCATCAATTAGATCTTCATCATCAAGATCTTCTTCTTCTTTAACTGATTTCATTGCTTCAGCGGATTTAGCGCCCTTATTCACA